GTGACTTCGCCTGCCTACCCGGACACCGCCTCGCCGCAGCTCAGCGCGGGGCCGCGGCCTGCCCCGGGCCCCGCCGCCGACGAGGGGCTCTCCCGGCGGCTGCGCGCGCTCGCGTGCACGGCGCCCCTGCACGACCTTGACGTCCGCAAGGCGAATCTGGCCGGCGAGTACACGGTGTACGCCATGGCGGAGGTCGCCCTCGCCGCGATCGACCACGTCACCCTCAACATGGACTTCGACACCGGGGCCGACCACGACCAGATAGTGGCCAGGCTGCTGCCCCGGGTCGGCGCCCAGGCCCCAGACCGCCCCGTCGCCGAGCACGAACGGGTCGCCCGCTGGGTCCTGGAGAACCTGATCAACGTCGGCAGCGTCGACCGAGGTTTCCGCGCGGTCTACGGCACCTTCGGCCCCGACGGGGTCTACGTCCGCCGCGACTACGACTTCAAGCTCATCGAGGAGGTCCCCGGCCACGGCGGCACGGTCTTCCTCCGCGCCACCGACGAAGCGGTCAACGTCCTCGTCGGCGCGCTCGACACCGATGTCACCAGCGCCCAGATCGCCGCCGAGGTCAAGCTGGAGGTCCTGATCAGCCGGGGCCGCCTCGCGGACGCCCAGCTCGCCGCCGAACAGGCCCGCTACCGCACCGTGCAGTACGCGGAGACCCTGCGCCGCACCCTGGAGGCCACCCGGCGCAACGTGCGCGCCGTCGACTGGCTCCACACCGTCCCGGACATGATCGCCGAAGCCCTGGAGCACGTCGCCGACCGCTACCGCCACGAGAACGCGATCCTCACCAACATCCGCAAGGCCCGCGACGAGGCCGAGGAGCCGGAGCACAAGCGCCGGGCCGCCGAACTGGTCGACATCGTCAAGGACTGCATCCGCCGGCACACCCAGCTCCAGTCCCGGCTCCTGGAGGCGGGCCCCCTCTTCCGCGCCGAGCAGGACCGCCAGGCGTTCGCGCCGCCGGCCACGCAGACGGGCCTCGACCTGTACGGGCAGCTCCTCGCCCCGATCCTCCCGCTCCCCGTCGAACAGTCCACCCGGGCCACCGACGCCTTCTTCGCCCGCGGCACCGGACTGCGCACCCCCACCGCCGTACGCGTCGGGGACCTGGTCGAGCTGCTGCTCACCCCGCCGCAGGAACGCGAGCACCTGGGCGCGGAGATGCCCGAGCCCGACCTGATCGCCACCCCCGACGACAGCCGGTTCAGCGACGAGCAGCTCGCCCGCGCCATGACCCTGCTCGACCTGGAGCACGACGCCCCGCGCCGCCTCTCCGGACTGCTCGCCGAGGCCCGGCGCAGCGGCGGCGACGGCGAGGACCTCGCCTACCTGGTCGCCCTGCTCGCCGTGCACGCCGCCAGCCCCCCGGTCGGCACCGCCTACCGGCAGGGCGAGCGGCGGCTGCTGTTCGCCGTCGACGACGGCACCCAACTGGACGACCCCGGATTCGGCGGCGCCGACCTGATCGTGGGCACGATTCGGGTTTTTGCCCCCTCTGACCTGCGGGTTTCTGCCTAGGGAACATCGTCCTGACCAGGGCCGTTCCCACCTAGGTAGGCCACGCGACGGAGGCGGTAGAACCTCGGGGTGCCCGGACAGGGGCCCGCCATGACCGCACGTCGCGCACTCGGGGTAATCCGCCTTTCAGTCGGCGGACAGAACCAGACTGGTGAAGACACCCAGAACAAGAAAATCACTTCCCGGTGTGTGGCCGAGGAATTCGAGCTTGTAGATATCGCGGTCGATGTCGACGTATCGGCGTCGTTCTCCCCGTGGGAGCGTCCGCAACTCGGAAAGTGGCTGAATGAGCGGGCAGACGAATTTGATGTCCTGGTGGTCTACAAGCTGGACCGAATCGTTCGCTCAATCCGTGACCTGACTGACCTTCTCGATTGGTTGGAGAAGCACGGGAAGTCGCTCATCTCGATTGAAGAGAGCTTCGACCTAGGCTCTTCCTGGGGCAAGATGGTCGCTAAGCTTCTCGCCGTTCTGGCAGAGGCAGAGCTAGACGCAATCAAGACCCGTATCCGCGCATCTCGCGAAACAATGCGGGCTAAGGGCCGTTGGCCTGGTGGCGTAGTTCCTTTCGGCCGCATCGCGGTTTCCGAGGGGGAGAACAAGGGATACACGCTCAAGCTGTGCCCGACTTACGGGCCGTGGCTGCTTAAGATCGTGGCCAAGTTCCACGAACTCAAGTCCTTTACGGCGGTGGCTGCTTGGCTGAATGCCGAGAAGGTGCCTACCGCTTTCGACGTCGCCCGTATCCGGGCCAAGGAAGCCAAGGAAAGCAACACCCGGCTTTCCGGGGACAAGTTGAAGCCCCGTGGTTGCAAGTGGACTGCCACTCAGGTTCAGTCGCTTCTCTCGTCCCGGAACCTTCTGGGTGAATACACCAGGGCCGACGGGTCGGTTGCCCGTAACCCTGACGGAACTCCCATCATGCGGTCGGTGCCCGTGCTTAGCCCGGACGCATTCGAGGAACTTCAAGCGGTCATTCGTACCGTGAAGTTCACCAAGGGTCCGCAGCGTCCCTCTCCGTATCTCGGAGTTCTCTACTGCGGGTGCTCCCGTCCGCTCTACTACGTCCAGCCTAGGGGCGGAAGGCAAGACCGATTCCGTTGCCAGGGCAAGCCAATGCACAACATCCAGCCGTGCGAGAACTCCAACTTCACGGGTGATCTCATCCGGGAAGAAGTGAAGTCCATCTTCCTCAAGACCCTTGGCGATAAGCCGGTCATGGAGAAGAAGGTAACCATGGACAACTCGGCCGCAATGAAAATTGCGATCCTGGAAGCACAGCTAGACCAGTACATGGCCGAACTCAAGAACGGGGCTATCACAGCAACGGAGTTCGCGGAGTACTCGGCCAAGACAGCACAGGAACGCGAGACGCTTACCGCACAGCCGGAAGGTAAGCCAGTAGTCGAGTGGACACCTACCGGCCAGACGTTCGCTCAGTGGTGGGACACCACTACTCAGACCGAGAGGCGAGAGAAGCTGTGCCTTTGGGGCGTGAAGGTGGTACGCGACCAAAACGGTATGACGCTCAACCTGGGTACTGAGCTATTCGAAACGATGAAGCACAGTGGGCAACCGCTTGAGGAACCGGTAATCCTCAACCACCGGGTTGAACACCCCGCCATGGCATAGCGCTAGACCCTGTCGGCAACGCCCCTTCCTGGCTCACTCGGGAAGGGGCGTTCTGCTGTCCGGCCACAGGGGCTCTCAGGCTCTCCCAGGGCTCCGGACGGGCGGAGTACCCACGGGGCCGGACAGAGGCTCACGCGGGCACACAGGGCCGTTGGGTGGCTGTGTCGGCACAGGGGCCGAGAGAGCCCCTGTGCGGCCCTGTACGGCCCTGGGGACGACTCAGGGTCTCCGAGTACCGGCGGACAGCTCGGGGACGTCCAGGAGCGCGACGTAGCCTGTGCGGGCACAGCAAGAGGGGCCCTACCGAACTCCCATCGGTAGGGCCCCTCTTGTGTCTGCCGGTTAGGGCATTAGTCCATTGTCATATCCCGGAACCAGTCATCGGCCGGAATACCGTCGATGACCGCTTCTCCGTCGCGCCATTCGATGTCCTCGGCGTGAAGGGTGAGTTCAGCCTTGACCGCCTTTCCCAGGAGCGCGTCAAGCTTCTCGCGCTGGCCCTGGGGGTACAGCAGCCGGACCGCGTAACCGGTCGGCAGGATGTCCAGGTACTCAGTGATGTTCCGGTCCCGTCGGGTGTGCGCGTGAGCCTTGCACGCTGCTTCGAACACCGCGTCATTCGGCGCGTAGTCCGGAAGATCAATCTCGTACACGTAGGTGCTGCCCTGGGTGCCGTTCGCGGTCACTTGCCACATGGTGTGTCTCCCTCTGCTCTGCCTGGATTCTGCCGGACGAACGTCCGGCATAGTGCCCCTGGCCCGACTCGAACGGGCCGAACTCCAACGCGCTTGCCGTTGGCCGCTCACTGTTGCAGGGGCGGTATAGGGGCCGCTTATGCGGCTGTGAGGCTGGTCAGGTATTCCGGGTATCCGTACCGGGCCGCGTGATAGGCGCACAGACCCTGTACGCCACCGACGTTACGAACGGTGTGGGTAACCGGGTCGGTGTCTCCGTACTGGCAAACACTGGCCTGGAATACCGAGACGATACGGACCGGAGTACCGATAGCGATAGCCAGACGGGATACCGGGGCAGGAATACCGGCCAGGATTCGAGCCGCAAGCGAGTGATAGCAGCGAATACCGCGCATACCCGCCGGGCAGTTGCACTGACCCGTGATAGCGGTCATGTAGTACGCGGTCCCGTCGCTCGATACCGAACGGAATACCCGCGCGGAGATCTGGACGATAGCCCCGTCAGAGATCAGTTCCTCTGCACTGGCTACCTGGGAAGCCGAGTACTCCGCCTTTGCCAGCTCGGTACGGACCTTACGGGCGCACTCCTTGCCCATACCCCGCCGGATGCTCTCGGCGGACTGGAGAGCCCTACCGCACTTGGTGCAACGGTGGTCGGTTACCTCTGCCTGAACCTTGGTCCGCTTCATGATCCCGTGCCCTCCGTCGCTGTACTGATACGGGCGACCATACGGCTAATACCAACCTTGATACAAGCTCAACTCTGTATCAACTTTCGTATCAAGGTGTACGGAAGGGCTCTGACCTGGGGTTACGTGCTATACCGAAGCAGCAAGAAGCCCCGTCCGGGTGGTCCGGACGGGGCTCTAGGTCCGGCTGCGGGCCCTACAGGGCCGCGCGGATACGGGCAGAGGTCTCGGGGCTCAGCAAGCTAGGCCGGTAGTCGGTCTGGTCTCGGTTGTGCTTACTCAAGTTGTGGTACTGGCAAAGGAGTTGCAGGTTAGCCACGTGGTTACTGCCACCCTTGGATAAGGGGACGATGTGATCTACCTGTAAGTTCTCCGTCTCGGCGCAACCTGGATAGATGCACTTTGCGCCGTACACATTGCGTAGGAACTTCTCCGAGTACGGTTCGAACCTACCCGCGTTAGCTAGATACCCGCGTCGGGTATGGACGTAAGCCCTGGTCTTCTCTGGGTTCTCGGCATTCCACTTGGCCTTTTGGTGGGCCGCGCATAGACCGATAGCCTTATATGGCTTGGAGCAACCTTCTACGGTGCAGGTATCCGGATGGTTCATGATCATGCGTCGAACCACCGGCTTCAACTCCTTGCCTTCCCTTAACTGCTTGAGGTGGATCTCACAGTAACCCTTACCCTTATGCCTGCCATCGCAAGCAGGGAACAGGCAACCTACGGTCGGCCTCACTAACGGCTTTAGGTCTACGCCTCTACTGCGCTGCGAGTAGTGCCCATTACATAGACCACGAGCTACGTGCGGTAAACCGCACCCTTCAAACGTGCATGACTTCATTGGATTACTCGTAACTGTGGAGTCTGAAAGGTAGGAGTCACCGGATAGCGCGGACTCCTACATACGCGCTATCCGGTACCCCCATTATACAGAGCAATCACGAAATCACCTGTTGTATATCCCGGCGCAAGCAGGTACGGCGACGGATGTATTGCGGGTATCCGTAACAGATACGGACCCTGGTGGAGCCGGAGTGAAGCGGCCCGTTGTGCCTCTGTTGCGGGTATGGGCAGTACTTGAAGCGCCGTGTTGCAGGTAAAGGGGGTCAGGTTGCAACGGTGTTTATGCAGGTCAGAGGCATATTGTTGCAGGTGTTGCAGGTAAACGGGGTTTTTGGGGTCGTTCGGTCTGAGTCTGAGGGGTGCCGGATGACCTCGGCTGTTCATAGGAACAAGGCAATACCCTGCAACAGTTGAAACAGATTCTCTTGAAAACTCTCTATATCTATACTCTGACCTGCTGTTTTGTTGGTTTGGGGAGTGTTGCAGGTTGTTGCAGGTAACCGGGGGTAACACCCTTCTGGAGGGGGTATTTGTTTCAGGGTGTTGCAGGGGCTGAAACAGGAAGCACTACAACTGGAATGGAACACCCGGCATAGACTTAGGGGGTACTTGGGATACGGCCATTCAACGGGCTGCCCTCACCGGGCCGTATCCCTCTAGCTCCCGGTATCTGCGTTCTCCGTCCCTTACAGGGTGAGCCTGGGTCGGTCATACCTAAGCGCTCCGCAGATACCGGGATCAAGCCCTGTCAGGTTGTAAGTGATGTGGGTAACGGAAGAGCCACCAGAACTCACCGATGTGTGCGGAGCCCCAACACGGGGGTAAGTCGGGAGCGTTCTCTTGTCGGCTTACCGACTTCACATCGACCATTCACTTCCTTGGTTCGATTCCAAGGCAGGGCACTAACCCCTATCTGTGCAGTGACCCAGTAGTAAGTACTCCGGGCGGGAGTCGGTAGTCAGTAGGGGTTGTCACCTCCTAGCGGACATAACCGCAGTACACCGGGACTAGGTGGAGATGTAAGGATCAATACCGGTCCATGATCATTAGCGGCTTGTCAAGAGCCTCGCGTATGTAACTTTGCGTGAACCTGACTCGGTATCAGATATCAATACCCGTATCTGATATACCGTCAGTTCCAATACCTGACGCTTAGTCAGTACCGAACCATTACCGATACCTCTACCCGATGGAAGGGATAGCAGTATGAGCAACAAGCCTGGAAAGCGGGTCAACCCACGGGCCAACGGAAACGATGCCGCACTACTGGAGCGACGTCTTAAGGCGTTCGAATACCGCAAGCAGGGTATGAGCTTCCGCGCTATCGCCAAGCTTCTCGGTGTCTCGTACACCACGGTTCAGAACGACGTACAGAAGTGCCTAGATGAGTACCTGGTACCCGCAGTAGACAGCTACCGACGTCAGATGCTGGCCGAGGTAGACGACCAGTTGGTAAGGCTGTACGGCTACATGGAAACCCCGCAGTACATCACGTCTGCCAAGGGTGAAGTAGTACGCGGCCCGGATAACCAGCCGCTATTGGACCGTGAGTACTACCTCAAGATTGAGGATCGCATTGCCCGACAGTTGGAGATCAGGGCAAAGCTACTCGGGGTATTCGCACCAAGCCAGACCGAGGTAACCGTTACCAATGTGGATACCAAGGATCTCGCTATTCAGGATCTCATCAATAGCCAGAAGGCTAAGAATGCCCTGGATAAGAGCGCGTTCAGGAGCACTACGCAGGGTGACTCAAACCCCCCTGCATAACCATGCGGTCCCTGCATAACGAGGGTCCGGGAGCAACAATCCGGATCGTACGCACGACTCTGTCATTCGACCCCCGTCACGTTCCGTAACCCGACAAAGATGCAGGTCAGAGCTATTGCACATCCATCGGAAGTGTGTATGAGAGGACACTAACGATCATGACTACCGTCACCATCAAAGCCGTTAACGATCATGACAACGACGACGAACCAACCGTGACAGTGAGTGTCGAGTATCTAGCTTCACTCATTGCGGCCAAGAGGGAACTCAAAGAACTCAAGGCCACTCTGGCTAATGGGTTCACGGTTACTCAGAACAACGTATCCGTGGACGACTTGCTTACGGATTACCCGGACCTGGTGGATTACGCGGGCACCGTGGACTATCAGACTATGGATGCCTACTCCGACCTGTTTGATTACGAGGTTGCCGAGCGTGATTGCTAATGGTTACCCCTGGAGTATTCGTACCGCTAACCGCGCATGACAGATGCGACGCTACCGATTGCCGAGCACAAGCATTGGTGCGGTACTGCCAGGCTGACAGAGACCTAGTCCTTTGTGGACACCATGCCAATGCGATGCAGGTATCCCTATTGGCTGCACACTTCCTCATTGCTGAGGACAACAGGGGGACGCTATGAGTAGGCCAATGGTCGGGCAGTGGACAGAGTCCAGCGAATACCCCGGATATCAGCTAAGGGTAAGCAGTGACAACGGTCACCTCTGGGTTGGGTTACGTAAGGACCCTGGCTCTCCGGTCTATTCCGTGAAGGTGCCGCATACCCACGATGCCGAGGAACTGAACGCATTCGTTGATGACGCTATCCGTACTCGGATCGCAGATATGGAGAACGGCAATGGCTGATATGGACATCTGGTGTGAGCCGGATACGGACGAGACAGAGGCGGGGTGGCTGGATATCCAGCGACTACAGGACCCTGACTCAGTAGAGCGACTGGAACTCTGGCTACAGGTAATGAACCGGAGTGGGGGTAATGGCTAAGCCTGGATACTTCGCTAACCTCTGGCCCGGCAATCTGGAATACGTCAGTGACGACGTGATCAGTCCTTACCCGTGCCAGACCTGTAAGACCTCATTCACTTCACGACACAAGCTAGCTACCCACCATTGCGACCCATACGGCCGGAACCCTAAGCCGGTAACCAGGTTGGGAAAGCTAGAAGCGGCTCAGGTACTGGAGATCCGGGAGCGAGCGGCTAAGGGCGAGAAGAACTCTGAACTGGCTATCGCCTATGGAGTATCGGAGACCGCTATTGGGCGGGTAGTTCTCCGCAAGTCTTGGAAGAACATCTAGTACGACGGAGTACGGCAATCAGACATCCGGGGCTCTGCCCCATCAAGGGGAGGAACCCAGATGAACGAGGTAATCCAGTGGTTAGGACTAGTGGCCGGTGGCCTGGTCAGTATCGGCGTAATCGGACTGGCTATCCGCCGGACCATTCGGTTCATTCAGCGCGCGGGTAATGCGTTCGACTCCATCCACGCATTGGCTGAGGAGATCAAGCCGGGGGAGTTCCAGGCATTCAAGTCTGAGGTACTGCACGAGATTCGCTATAACTCCGGCGGCTCTATCAAGGACCACCAGGACGCACAGACCAGGACCCTTGCTGAGCAGTCGGAAGCCCTTACCGCTATCCGCGAGATGCTGGAAACCCACATCACAGACAGGTATGCCCACGGTCACCCTGATACTCAGGTAGCCGTGAACATCAACCCGACGGGTGGCAACTAATGGCTACCGAGTTCTGGGGTGATCCCTTCTATCTCAAGGGGATTGCCGTACAGGGTAACGACATGATCGAAGTTGGTTACGAGTTCCGCGAGTGCCAGCTATGCGGAATGCCGGTAAGCGGAGAGATGCAGGAAACCCATATCCGCTATCACGCTTGCCAGGATCTACCGCCCACCGAATAGCAGTACCGAACGAGAGAGGAGATGAGACCGAGTGGACGTGTTCTCGAATGACCCTGAGTACGAATTAGACCCCGTGGTTGCCGAGTTGGTATCGGGTATCGATGAACGGCTGTTAGCCAGCAGTGAGGGCCGTAGGGCTCTGTGTGAGTTCAACCCTCTGCTATTCGCTCTCATCTACCTTCCGAACTCCCTCAAGGATGCACACGGGCGTATCTCGCTCGCGGAATGCCATCTTGAATGGGCCGAGGTAGCTAAGTGCTGGACTCTCCCTGTCGAGAAGCCCAAGGAGAACCGTCACGCGTTCCTAGCCCCTCGTGCTACCGGAAAGAGCACGTGGTGGTTCATGATTCTGCCTATCTGGTGGGCCGCCTACGGATACACCAAGTTCATTGCGGCTTTCGCATCTCGTGACGCTCAGGCCCTTAACCACCTGGACAACTTCAAGGCGGCTCTCAAGAACCCCGCCAATAAGGCTCTCCGGCAGGACTTCCCGGACCTGGTGAACTCCACCCGCAGTACAGAGGGTCTGTATATCGCCCGTTCCGGCTTCACCTTCACCGCTCAGGGAATCGACTCCCAGACACTCGGTATGAAGCACGGGGACCAGAGGCCGGACACTCTCCTTCTGGACGATATCGAGCCGGACGAGTCGTCTTACTCGATGTACAAAATGGAGCAGCGTCTTAGGACTCTCCAGGATGCCGTTCTACCGCTTGCCGAAATGGCGCGGGTAGTCCTCTCCGGCACGGTAACCATGCCGGGAAGCATTACCCACCAGCTCATCAAGCACTCAAAGGGATACCGGGCACCGGATCTCGAATGGGTGGAGCTGGAGAAGATTCAGGTTCACCACGCGTTACCGATCCTCACGGACGATGACGGTACAGAGCGTTCTTTCTGGCCGGGTAACCCGGTATTCGCCCTGGAAGCCATGCTTCCTATCCGCCACACCCGCCAGTTCATGAAGAACTATCTCAACGACCCTATGGCCGTTGATGCCGAGTACTGGTCTCCGGAAGACTTCAAGTACACACGGTTTGGCTGCACCAATACTATGATTTCCATTGACGGTGCGGTTACTACCGGAAAGAAGTCTGACTTCACCGGTATTGCCGTGGTCGGATATGCACCACCCGAGAAGAGTGATGCACTCAACCACGGACCCCGTATCGGTAAGTGTCTGGTGAAGCACGCGGTAGCCGTAAAGCTCCGTGGTGCCGAACTCCGTACCAAGGTTCTCGAACTACTGGAGATGTTCCCCGAGACCAACGGGATTCTGGTGGAGACGAACCAGGGCGGGGATATGTGGTTCGAGACCCTGCACAACATGCCGGTACCGGTCGTGCCGGTGCACAACTCAGAGCCCAAGCTGACGCGCGCTGGAAGGGTTCTGAGCCTCTATCAGACAGCCCCAGGGCACGTGTACCACGTAGCCCCTCTGGGGTCCTTAGAAGAGCAGATGTGCGCCTTCCCCCAGGTGCCCAATGACGACCTGGTGGACGCGGTCGGCAATGCCGTTCTCCGGTATCTCCGTCCAGCCAAGCCCAAGAGGGCCGGAGCACGTAGGCGCGTCCCCCGGTAACCAGCTCGGTGCCGACGGGCCCCCAGGACCCCCAGGGCCCGCAGAGGCCCGTACAGGGGCTCTCCGGCCGGTAGTGGCCCCCACCTACCGGCCAGCACATCACGTCGACTCTCGACACCCCTCCTGACCAGGCAAAACCAAGATCATCTAGCCGAGCCGGCGAGTGGCTAAACGATCTTGAAAATTCGCCCCTCTGCGGGCACCAGGACCAAGCCCCGGCCCCTGTGCCGACACAGGGCCTGGACGTCCGCCAGAGGGCCGTTCACGGCCGCCAGGAGCACCAGCAAGACCCAGCTCCACAACCACCAGGCAGAGCCCCGAGAGAGAGCGAGGCCCCGCGATGACAGCAGTCATGACCCAACCAGTTTCGGGACGCATCCCAGAGGAGTACGGCTATGCCAGGAACAGCAGACCTCAATCAGGCTTATTGGAGCCTGACTAACGCTCGCCCCGCATATGAGCGGGCCCAGACCTTCTATGACGGAACCGTGGACGAATACCACGCTTCACCCAGGGTCAAGCGACTGTTAAACCGCTATGGGTTAACCAACTTAGACACCTTCAACTTTGCTCACGTGCCGGTTGATGCCGTAGCGAACAAGCTGTACCTGAACAACCTCACTTCTGGTGACCCCGCAACAGATGCGCTTATCGAAGACATCTGGGATGAGAACGAGATGGGGCTTGAAGCTCCGATTCTGCACCGCAACGTATGTAAGTACGGCGACGCATACGTAATGGTGTGGCCGAGGGTCGATGACGACAGCGAAGATATCTCCGGTGTCGACCTGATCAACGAGGACCCGTTAACCGTCCGTGTCTTCTATGACACCGTTAACCCTCGTAAGAAGACCTTCGCTATCAAGTCTTGGTGTGAAGGAGAGGGAAGCGACCGTCAGACGTTCGCATTCCTCTACTATCCGGACCGCGTAGAACGCTACGTACACAAGGGCCGAGTAACCAAGTCCAAGAAGTCCGGACAGGACAAGTGGGAGCCCTACACAGCAGACGGACAGGAAGCGGTACTAGATAACCCTCTCGGGGTTGTGCCGTTCTATCACTTCCGTACTGACCGCCCATACGGCCAGCCGGAGCACATCAACGCTTACGGGCCTCAGCTCACTATCAACAAGCTGGTTACGTCGCACGTCGCCACTATCGATTACCAGAGCTTCCCGCAGCGTTATTCCCTGGCCGAGGTAGGCACTACCGGCCCGAACTACCAGCAGGGTGAAGTAGACCCGTTCTCGCCAGAGGACGAGAACTCAAACCCTGAGTCTCTGAACACCGCGAGTCAGCTAGAGGCAGACCCCGGAACCGTATGGGACTTCCAGAACACCAAGGCAGTAGGCCAGTTCGCAGCAGCGGACGCAAAGGCGTTCCTGGAGCCATTCGACCGTTACGTAAAGGCTCTGTCTCAGACCACGGATACCCCGTTCCACTACTTCGACAGTACGGGCGTGGCTATCAGCGCTGAATCCAAGAAGGAAACCAACGAGGCATTCAACTCCAAGGTTGAGGCCCGTCAGGACTCCCTTGGCTTCACCTGGGGTCAGCTCTTCGTAGACGTACTGGAATACCTCGGGATGTTCCCTGACCGCGTAGACGTCGTATGGCGTCCTATCAACTCTGCGGATTCTGAGGACGATTTGAACGCACTCCTTCTCAAGAAGGAACTAGGCGTCCCTCTGGAAGTCCTCTTAGTAGAAGCCGGATACAGCCAGGAAAAGGCCCAGGAGTGGGCCGCTATGGCTAAGGCCAATACCGCCGAGAACTCCGCAGCCGAGTAAGCAGTACCCCGCTTGAAGGCGTGACGGCTACCGACTGGCCGTCACGCATCCCAATAGGACCCAGACAGGGTCATTCACAGCAGTGAAAAGGATGGAACTCGCAATGCCTATTGAGAACGACACAACCACTACAGACGGTTTCGTTGACGATTCGTACAATGATGACGCGGACGTAACCGAAACCGATACCCAGGACGAATGGGTACCGCCCACCCGCGAGGACTACGAGAAGCTTTTAGCCGATAAGGCGAAGGTGACTGAGGAGTCCATCAAGCGCAAGAAGATGCTTCGTGACAATGGCATTGATCTTGCTACCGGGAAGCGCGCGGACGGACAGGAGTCCTCCCCTACAGACGCCGGAGACACAGTCTCCAAGACTGATTTCCAGCAGGCAGTCAGTCAGGTTAAGTCCCATGAACGTCGCCTTGCTATCGAGGTACCTACCGCACTAGAAGCAGCCGGTTGGAATGGTCGCGGACTCGCGCGTATCCAGAAGCTGATTGACCTAGACGCCGTAGAGATCGATGAAGACGGAGTTGTGGGCCTTACCGAGCAGATTGAAGCACTCAAGGCTGATATCCCCGAGTTCTTCAAGCGAACCCGCACTACTACCGCCCCAGCAGGTGCCGTAGGTGCCGGTAAGAAGCAGTCGGAGTCCAGTGGCAGTGGTCATTGGGCAGATAACTTCCGCAAGGACATCTACGGAAGCTAATCGGGCTATGCCCACCTTCTAACAATCACTCCTAACTCAATGCCCGCATGGGCATGGAAGGACTCAGAATGACTTCCCTGAATAACTGGATTCCAGTTGAGTACGACGACACCACCATTGAGGCGGCTGCCCAGTCCTCTGCGATCCTCGCAGCGGCCAAGCCTGTTCCAATGGGCTCTGAGACTGCCTATGTACGTCGTGTAGGCGGTAACGGTGTGACCATCGGTGACACCTACTCTGACGACGCTTCCGACCACGACAAGGTTCTTCTGACCGCGTTCAAGTTCGGTGGCCAGAACAAGCTTCCAGAGGACGACTTAGCGGACGGCGAGTCTTGGGGTCCAGTTATCCAGCCTCTGGCGGATGCATGGCTCAAGAGCTACGCGGTAATCCTGGACAACTCTTGCCTGGGTGTTACTGCCAACTCCAACGGCACTACTCGTCCATTCCAGAGCGTCTACTACAAGGTTCGTGCTAACGGAACCGGCTCTAGCGCCGAGGCCGGATACACCGCCGATGACAACTACGTGAACCACAATGGTGCGGCCTCTGCGGCTTACGACGACCTGTCCAGCACCCTTGCTGTAGTTGAGGGTAGCGAGTACTGGGACGATTCCCAGGCTCTCGTAATCGCTCACCCTGCTTTCCGTGACGTGCTCCGTCGTACTAAGGACGACAACGGAATGCCTATCTTCGTCCAGGGTATTGCTGGTACTCCAGACACCCTCTTCGGAGTAGAGATTCACTGGAGCCGTGGCGCTAAGACCTCCAACGTTGCCACTAAGAGCCCAGAGGGTAACCCACTCCTCGTATTCGTGGGTGACCGTAACCTTCTGATCCGTGGTGACCGTTCCGAGGTTGAGTCTCGTATCTCCCTCTCTGACGCTCACGACAGCACCGACGAGGTAGCGGTTAAGTACCGCGCTCGTAAGGCTTTCGCCGTCGGTAACGTCAAGGGTCTCTCTGTTATGGAGAAGACTGCCTAATTGGTCTCTTACCCAGAGGCGGTCTCCCTGTTTCAGGGTTACCTCTCTCATACCGCCTCTGGGTAAGCCCCACCAAGCCATTTGAAAGGTGGTGCGGAATGAGCTGGGCAACAGTAGAGGAAACTCTTACGTGGACCGGAGCCACCGTTTCACAGGCTGAACTAGAGGCGGCACAGGGGCTAGTCGAGATGTTTGCCGGTACTACGGAACTGGCTTCCGATGCCGGGAATATCTCATCTACCAACCTCCGCCACCTCAAGAAGGCAAATGCCTACCAGGCAGCATGGATGCAGGAACACCCGGACGTATTCACCGCTATGGACATCTCCGAGATGGCCGAAGGTAGCGGTAGCGGTATGTCCATCACGCTCGCGAATAACGGCGTGATCCTCGCTCCGGCCGCCCGTATGGCTCTAAGTCAGCTCTCTTGGAAGGCTGTTCGCAGTATCCGAGTAAGGCCGAGGAACGAGCGGGCACGTAGGCGTATCGAAGCACAGTTCAACATCGACGGATTCGATACCGTCGATGATTACGGTTCCGGGGAATGGCGGCCTCTCTAATGCTGATGCTTGCCACTACTCGAATCACAGTGCTTCGAGGACAGACAACGGACGAGTGGGGCGACCCAATCGACAACAACACTGTCCATGTCTCCGGGGTTCTGGCCAATATCGCTATCAAGACCATCAAGGCAACTACCGAGTCATCCGGTATGCCGCAGCAGGTCATCAACGCTGTATGCCGCGTGAGGTCCAACCTGGATATCACGTCCAACGATCTCATCATTGATGAGAAGACCGGCGAGAGCTGGCAGGTAGTTAGTACCTCCCGCTTACAGCACCCCGGTATGAAGCCGGATCTCAGGCTCAATCTACTACGAGTGGAATGAGCCAATACCCGTAAAATCGTAGTTAGCTTGAACAAGGTAATCAGGAGCGGTCTCCCGTAAACGGAGCCCTGAGACCTTACTTTCCTATCTCGTACAGAGTTGGAGTGCCTGTCATGGCTCGTGTCGTTATGGAACCCGGTTGGGAAGACCATCTAGACCGTGCTGCCCATGACTTCCTGGTGGATATCTCCGGGGACGTTCTCCGCAATATGCGAGTGAACTGCCCAGTTGATACAGGCGCTCTGCTTGCAGACCTGGACAGTGAGGTTAACGGGCTTAAGGCTCGCGTCGGCGCTAAGAGCGTTGAACACGCGATCTTCGTTGAAGAGGGGACCGCTCCTCACGTTATTGAGCCGAACAGTGCAGAAGCCCTGTATTGGCCCGGTGCACAGCACCCAGTAGCCAGGGTTAACCACCCTGGAACCCCAGCAACACACTTCATGCGTAACGCGTTATTCCAGGAGAGGAGATAGAGCTAGATGCCGTTAACCTATGCGAACTCAGAGCTAACAGCCCGCGCTTGGCTGCTATCCCTCGATAACGTCCCTGCGGGGAAGGTGAACACAACCCTTCCCCAGGATAAGAGCACTTGGTCTCAGACCGGCTTTATCCAGATCGCCGTTACTGGTGGCGCTTCCGCCCTTGAGAACAGTCTCCGTAGGCCGGTAATCACGGCTACGTGTTGGGCAATCAACCCCGCTAGCAAGAACAGTCCCGTTCCCAATATGCAGAGCCAGCAGCCCCCATGGGGCAAGGCTTGCGACCTAGCCGAAGCAATCGTTGCCGGTTGCTACGAGGACAACGGGAAGACCGTAGATCTCGGTATCTCGGGTGCACCCCAGGTACACGTAAAGCAGGTATGGCTACTAGGCGAACCCCGCCGTTCTCCGGTTCAGGATGGTTCCCCTATTGCCCGGTACGTAGTCGATTTCCAGATGGCTTGGGTTGAACTCCCGTGAAGTACTGCTTAGTTGGCCGGACATCCGGCGAAGTTCTTACTTACCAGGGTCGCGTACTCGTTCACGACAACAAGTCTGAGCTTGAGTACCTATTCCCCAACGAGCGAGTCATTGCCGTCCCACCCCTATATGCGGCGGATCTGACCCTAGAGATTCAGCAACACCCGGATATGGCCAATGTGGCTTTCCCTCTGGCACAGAACATGGGCCAGTTCCGGTCTTAGTAAGTAATCCCGGTTCCTCTCGGAGCCAATAACGAAAGGGGTGGCCAAATGGCCGCAACCGTAAGCAACCTGGTACAGGGTCCAGCGACCCTTTACATTGCCGATTTCGGCGCAACCGAGCCAGCTAACAGCGCGGTTAACTCCACTCCACAGGCGTCCGCATGGACCGACTTAGGTGGAACTACTGACGGTGTCGAGCTGTCCATTCAGCAGGAATACAAGGAGCTGGAAGTAGACCAGGTCGTTGACGTTCCTGGACGTCGTCTCACCAAGCGTGACATGAGCGTTAAGACCAACCTCGCTGAGGCAACTCTTGCCAACCTGGCTATTTCGCTGAACGACGGAACCATTTCTCCTTCTGGTTCTGGTTACTCCGGCTACTACGAGCCTGCGTTCACCGACTCCGCTACTCAGCCTACTTACCGTGCGCTTCTGGTTCACGGTTGGGCTCCGGGTAATGGCGCGAACAACCAGAGCAAGCGTCGCATGGTGATTCTCCGCAAGGTGCTTTCTAGCGACAACGTGGAGTTCGCTTACAAGAAGGAGGACCAGACCGTATTCAGCGTCACATGGTCTGTCCACTACGTAGACGGCTCTACAGCCCCGTTCAAGATCGTGGATGAAGCCTAATCCTTAGCGGTTAGCAACGAGTTTCACACTCCTGTATGAGACAGGGGGATATTCAAATGAGAGAGGTAACTCAGAAAATGGCAACACGTCGCGTAACCCCAGCAGAGACCGTACCGGCCGAGGTCGACAACAGCGAGAACGCGGTTCTCGCCTTCACCAGCAAGAGCGATAAGGAAGACAACCGTAGGGTTCTCTTCACTATCGACGGTGACGAGTTCTCCGTACCGGGCAAGTTCGGTCCTAACGTAACCCTCCGCTTCATGAACGACATGCGTAAGCATGGCGAAATGCCTGCGGTTCTCGGTCTCCTGGAGAAGACCCTTGGCGAGGACAAGTTAGAAAAGCTCCTCGACTGGGACGACCTTACCGATGAGGTAATGGGCCAGATCATCGACCAGGTTATGAACCTGGTAATCGGTGAGTCTGCCGGAGTATCGGGAAAGTAACCGAGCGGGTAGTTGACTATCTCTGGATCGCTGAGTACATCGATGATGTCCGTTGTGACCTCATGCGGTTCTACCGCAAGGACGTTGACGATTACTCCAGCGGTCCAGAGTTTCTTTTGTTCGCTTCCCGCCTTTACAGGTATCAGGGTGCAGTTCGGGGCGTCTTTGAAGATGAGGCCCGAGAGCTACAAGAGGCGTATCACGGGGATTACCCCTCTGTCGTATCCGAACCAAGCCCCTATTCCTCTGGCCAGCAAATGTCTATGGCAGAGGCCCTGTCCGGTATCGGACAGAACAACGCCGCATTAGAAGCGCTCAACCGCGAGTCGGTACTTAGCGCAAGTGGCCCTTTATTCGAGATCGAAACCGCGTAGAGACGCGTCTTGCCAAAAAGAAGAGGAGGTAGGTAAATGGCTCAGGGGTTCAAGATTGCCTCGGCATGGGTGGACATCAACGCTGATACCTCCAACCTAAAGCGAGACGCTAAGGCCGGAATCGTTCGCGAGTTAAAGGGCCTGTCTGCTGCGGTCCAGCTCAAGGCCAAGACCACAGGACTCCGCAGGGAGGCTCAGAGGGACGTCAAGACGGCTCTCAAGGGCCTCACTGGGGACGTGCGCCTAACCGTGGACTCTGGACGTCTCAGGGCGTCGTCTGAGGCCGCTATCAAGCGTGCCACCCGTGGTCTCAGTGGCTCGTTCGAACTCCGCTTTGATGCCGGAGCCCTCCGTACAAATCTCAAGGCCCGTATCAAGACCGCTACCAAGGGCCTCAAGATTCATATTCCTATCAAGGCCGACGCAACAGGATTGCGCGCGGAACTTCGTGCTGCCATTGCTGCGGCACAGGCCGGACTAGATGTCTCTATTCCGGTGAACCTCCGTGGTGACCCCATTCTCAGGACCATTACCCGCGTGAACAACGCGGCTGGTGGCATGAGCCGCCGTATGCGTATGTGGGCAGGCGTGATCCTGGCCAGCATCGGTGGTATTGCTCCGGCTATCGGCACCATCGTTAACGCGCTATCCGCTATGGGTCCTGCGTTGCTTTCTGGTGTCGCTGCTGCTTCTTCTCTGGCTCTCGTATTCGGAACTCTGGCTATCGGTGGTAACGGTGTTGCTCACGCTATTGCCGAGAGCGCCGAGGGTACTAAGAAGTTCGAAGAGGCCCTTGCCATGATTACCCCAGAGGCACAGAAGTTTGTACGTGCCGTGGTGGGTAGCAAGGGCGCGTTCAAGGGTATGCAGACTGCTATTCAGGATCTGCTTATGCAGGACCTGGACGAGTCATTCCGTCGTATGGCTAAGACCACCATTCCTGATCTCCAGGGTGGTCTAGGCGGAACCGCTATCCAGCTCAACACCATGACTAAGAGCGCTATGGCCTCTGTCGAGACTCTGTCTCGTATGGGCACGCTCAAGGTTATGTTCGGCGGACTACAGAGGGCTTTCCAGCCTCTCGTTCCTATGCCGGGCCAGTTCCTGAACATGCTCGTTAAGACCACCATTGCGGCTACCCCGCTTTGGCTCAAGATGACTACAGCCATGGGTAGGGGAGTAGATAGCCTCAATGCCAAGGTTGACCGTATGTTCGCCTCTGGTGAGCTACAGGGAAACATCGATAGGTCTGCTCAGGCTATCGCCAACTTCTTCAAGAAGATTGGCAACAACCCGGAATGGCAGGAGTTCGTAAACCAGATCAAGACCACTGGTCCTGAACTGGCCGAGGTACTAGGACGTCTGGCAGAAGCCTTCCTAAAGATCATCAATAACGCTGGTCCACTATTCGCAATCGTGCTCAAGATTGCGGACGGCTTCGCACGTCTCGTTAACGCTATCCCTGACGAGATCATCGCAACCATTCTCGGTGTGGCCGGAGCTATGAAGATCATGGCTATTGCCGGTGTTGCATGGCGTGCGGTCGTTGGTTCTGCTGCGGTAGCAAGCCTCACCGCATTCGTTACCGCTGCCCGTATGTCTGGTGTAGCTACTGCTATCCGTGGTGTTGCTGCGGCTATGACGCTTCTCCAGAAGGCGTCTGTTGTACTCATGGCTATTTCCGCCGTGGTACTGATCCTGAACAAGCTCACCACTATGGGCAAGGAAACCCCGCCCGCTGTCGACAAGCTGACTAAGTCCCTTGAGAACTTCGCTAAGTCCGGACAGGTTACCGGCGAGATGGCGGAGAAGTTCGGTTCCAAGTTCGAGAAGCTTGGCGAGAACATCAACGAGGTAACTAAGCCGAGCGTTGCCGAGAGCATTAACAACTGGGGTAAGAAGTGGTCCGGCGGTCTCCTTGAAGGCGGAGAGGCAACCGAGAACCTGGACGGAAAGATCAAGAGCCTGGACGAGGCCCTTTCCGATATGGTCCAGAACGGTAACGCCAAGCTGGCCAAGACTGCTCTTGAGGGCATTATCAAGAACCTCAAGAAGCAGGGTGCCGATACCGGCAAGGTAACCGACAAGCTCAAGGACTATAAGCAGGCTCTCCAGGATCAGGCTATTGCTGATCAGTGGGCCGCTGATTCTATGGGCGTATTCGGTGAAGCCGCTATGGCTACAAGCCGTAGGCTCCAGGAACTCAAGGACGATACAGAGGGTCTGAGCAAGGCTCTATTCGCTCTGAACCAGAACCACCGTGACGCCGGGCAGGCCCTTGGTGACTACGAGAAGAGTGCCGATGCTCTCGTAGCTCTCGCCAAGAAGCGCGGTATCAACCTCACTTACGAGAACGGTGTTCTTTCTCAGAACAACGACCTACAGCGCGAAGCCGCCGCAGGTCTCCGAGACATGGCCGATAAGACCGAGAAGGCTGGTCTTGCTGCTTACACCAGTTCTGGTAACTGGCAGAACGCCAACAGGATTTTCCAGCAGGGTAAGCAGACCTTCATTGATAACGCGGTAGCAATGGGTCTCAACCGTGAGGCCGCTACCTTACTGGCCAATAGCTATCTCAAGATTCCTTCCCAGAAGGAAATCACGCTGATGGTTAAGGACCAGGCCACAACCCAGCTTGCTGCGGTTAAGGCTGCGTTCGAGGCTGCACCTAAGCAGAAGACCATCAAGGTAGATGCCCTGAGTGGTCCGGCAATTGTTGCTCTCCAGGATCTCGGCTTCAAGGTCGAGAAGCTTCCTGACGGTAGCTTCACCGTTACTGCCAAGACTGCCGGTGCTAAGGGTCAGTTGAAGGATCTCCAGGACTACAAGCTCACCGATAAGCGCGTTCAGGTGCTTATGAGCATCGTTGAGATTCAGTCGAAGATTGATACCGCACAGGCTAAGGTCGATGGCCTCAAGCAGAAGCGTAAGACTGCTGTCGGTGCCGATAAGAAGAAGCTTGACGAGGAGATCAAGAAGGCCCAGAAGAAGGTAGACGACCTAAAGCAGAAGCGCGCTACCGAGATCAAGGCTCTGGATAAGACCGGTCCAGGAGTGAAGTCCGCTAAGGACAACGTGAACTCCGTCAAGGACAAGAAGGTAACTATCTCGGTATTCACTGCCCTACAGCAGTCGAACTCCGATATTGCTGCCGCTATCCAGCGTCAGGCCGATGCTCAGGCCCGTAAGGCTAAGGGTAAGCGTTACGGCGGTATCATCCGCCGTGCTTCTGGTGGCTTTGTTTCTGGTCCTGGTGGGCCTACTGCTGACCGTGTAGCGGCTCTGCTGTCCAACGGTGAGTTCGTTATGCGTGCCTCTTCTGTGAAGAAGTACGGCACTGGCATGATGGGTGCGATCAATACCGGCAAGTTCCCTAAGTTCGCTAAGGGTGGTTCGGTATCTGGTAGCTCTGGTAGCAGCTCTGTAAGTGCTGCGGCCGAGACCGGAACCTTCAAGGTTACGGACGAGACCGGTAAGCCTATTGCCTCTGCGGTGAACAACTTCAAGGCTCTGAGCACAGCAGCCGCGAAGACCTACGTAGGCATGAACGCGGACACCTCCGCATTCGGTAAGGCTCTCACTTCCGAGTTCGGTTCCATGGGCGGTCGTAACGCGGCTGTGTGGGCCGCGTGGCAGTCCGGCATGAAGTCCGGTACTAACTCCACCTACAAGAGCCTGAGCGGCCAGACAAACGCGTTTGGTACCTCTCAGGTAACCCGACTGACCCAGACCCGTACCGGCTCTCACAGCGTATGGCAGGGCTGGAAGTCCGGTATGGAGTCTCGTACCAAGAGCACATACGCAAACATCAACAACGCTACTAGCAGCTTCTCTAAGCAGTCCGTAGCGAAGATGGGTAATGCTCGTGACGGTATGGGCTCCGCGTGGGGTGGCTTAAGTCCTAAGTTCAAGCCGCCTGTTAGCTACCTGGTTCACAGCGTCATCAATAAGGGCATCGTCGGCTCTATGAATGCCATCATGTCTAAGCTTGGTGGCGGTAAGAAGGTAGGCGGTATCTCCGTTGCTGGGTTCGCTACTGGTGGACCTGTTTACGGTGCTGGTACCAAGACCTCTGACAGTATTCCGGCGCGACTCTCTAACGGAGAGTTCGTCATGCAGGCTAAGGCTGTCGACAAGTTCGGTACCGGCTTCATGAATGCCGTTAACCAGGGCCGTATGCCACGTGATGGAGCTGGATTCACCGGCTTCTCTAAGGGCGGCGGAGTCAATATCAAGATGGCTCCAGGGTTCGCTACTGGTGGCTCTGTCGGTATCCCTTCTTCGGACACCCTGAACAAGGTTCTTGGCGACGGTGGCAACATCGGTGCTAAGCGTATGACCGACTTCATCATGAACAACTACGTTCTTCCGCTTATCGATAGCGGTAGCGGTGGTTCTGCGATGAAGGACGTTCAGCGGGCAGCGGTTAACCACATCCGAGGCAACGTCGAAGCGTTCGTAAAGGAAAACTTCGGTGGAGCCGGTAGCGCTTCCGCTGGTCTGCGTTGGGCTCGTACTCAGTACGGCAAGCCTTATCAGTGGGGCGGAAACGGTAACCCTAGCTGGGATTGCTCCGGCTTCATGAGTGCTATTGAGTCTGTTATCCGTGGTGAGAAGCCTCACCGCAGGTGGAGTACTCACGCATTCAACGGCGGAACCCCGCCCGGTTGGAAGCTCGGTGCTAACGCTCCATTCCGTGTGGGTATTACTCACGCTGGTGTTGGCCACACTGCGGGAACCGTCGGTAAGGAGAACGTAGAGTCTTCTGGTGGTCTCGGAGTTCACGGCGGTAAGTCTGCCCGTGGATACAACGATTCCATGTTCACCAGTTGGTATGGATACGTCGGCCCTAACGCCACTAAGAAGGCCAAGGGTGGATATATCTCCGGTCCAGGTGGCCCTACTGCGGACAAGGTTCCGGCATGGCTCTCCAATGGTGAGTACGTAATCCGTTCCGCCGCTGTTAAGAAGCTGGGTACTGGTTACCTAAGCGCTCTGAACTCCGGCAGGATTCCAGGCTTTGCGTCTGGTGGTTCCGTAGGCACCTACAAGATTAAGTACGGCGACACCCTTAGTGAACTGGCGGTCAAGTTCAAGACCACCGTCAAGGAGCTAATGCGCCTCAACACCAACATCAAGAACGCGAACAAGATCTACGCTGGTCAGATTCTCCGCGTTCCAGGTAGCTCTAGTGGTGGCGGTACCACAACACCTAAGCCACCGACTTCTACCGACCCATTCAACAAGGCCCCGTATGTATGGCCTGCGTTGAAGAAGTTCAGTTCTTCCGTAACCGAGTCTGCCGAGGGTCTATCCGCTCTTAAGGGTTGGGTAACTCTCTCCGCCGAGTCCATCAAGGCGGGTACAAAGAACTCCGAGATCATCGGTTCTATGAACGCTGCGGCGTCCATGTCCGAACTCCTTGAAGGTCTTTGGGAGACTAAGGGCAAGATCACAGCCGCTTTCAAGGGCTCTGGTCAGACAACCATGTTGGCCCGTTTCGATAGTGCCAGCACTGCTCTGATCGCATGGCAGAAGAAGCTCGACCCGATCCTGGGTTCTCTCACCGACGCTAAGGCCAAGGTGGAAGAGCTTACTCAGAGCTTCGACTCTATGAAGAACTCGGTTAAGGACAACGTCGCTGACACCGGAAAGGTCACCAAGATTGGTAAGTGGGGAACCAACCCCGCAACCATTCTGAACCAGCTCCAGACAGACGTTACTAAGGCCGGTGCCTTTGCAGATCAGCTCAAGGCCCTAAAGGCTAAGGGAATCAATGCCGACATGATCGGTCAGATTGCCGAGGCGGGTATTACAGGTGGTGGAGCGGCTACCGCTGCTTCTCTGCTGAATATGACCCCGGCTCAGGTAGCGCAGCTAAACGCGCTACAGGCACAGCTTGTATCTAATGCCGATAAGGCGGGTACTGCGGCTGCTGACGGTATGTACGGTGCTGGCCTCAATGCCGCTAAGGGTTTGGTTGCTGGTCTTGAGTCTCAGCAGAAGAGTATTGAAGCTGCGATGCTCAAGATTGCTCAGGCAATGGAGACCAGCATCAAGCAGGCTCTCGGAATCAAGTCACCGTCAAGGCTCATGATGAAGGTGGCTGACTTCACGGCCGATGGTCTCGTGAACCAGCTCGGTGTTCGCAAGCCGGATGTTGCCGGGGCCATGAGTGCCCTTGTGAAGGCTCCGGCGGCGGCGGCGGCCTCTGTGGCTGCACCGCGTCCGGTCGTCGCCGTACAGGGGCGTACAGGGCCGTACGTCGACAACCGAACCGTGAACCTCACGGTCAACGTGGCCGGTACCTTCCCTCTGGATAGCGAGAAGGACCGCAGGACTCTTGCGGCGGCTATCGGTAAGCAGGTCAAGGAAGAGATCAGGCGCGACGATAAGAAGCACCGTTAAACACAAATAGAGCGGGCCCCCTCACAGAGAGGGGGCCCGCTTTGCTGTCCGGGGTTAGTCGGTTGGTGGCTTAGGTGGTGTCCAGTCGCCATAGATACGGTTCATACGGTGGATGAATACCAGGGCTCGGGCAGATACGAATACCACGAAAGCCAGGATGAGGGTTCCGAAGATGGTCATTACGTCGATGGGGTTCATTCAGTCTCTCCAGGTGTCCAGCTCAGGTTTTCCGGTCGGCAGTCGGAAGGGTCGCCGTTGATGTGGGTTACGGGTAGTCCAGAATCCAGCGGATATCCGCAGTAGGTTGCAGCTACTAAGTGACTGACCTGACAGACGTAACCGGCCTGCTTATCCTGACGGACAATGACTGTGAAAGTTCCGTCTGTGCGACGATCGATAGTCAGTCGCTTACCCGTTACTCCCTGGCGAGTCTTGGACCAAACCTCACCAGTCTTGGTAACGAGGTAGTTAGGCCAACCTGGAACGGTCTTCCCTGTCGGCTGCGAGAAATCGTCCTCATCATCTACACCGGGCTCCCAGTCCCGAAGATTATGAGGGGCGTAACTTCCGCGAGTAGCGTTCTCATAAGGGTTGGGAAGTTCCTTGAGTACGTCATAGTCGTAGCTTCCGTGCTTGCGGTTATTGCCGCGACGCATGACGCCTGGTAACCCTCCCCAGATACCTTCGGATTCCTTGCTGACACAAGAGAACTCTAAGCACTGGAGCCGGATAGGGCATTCGAAGCAGGTCTTAGCGGCTTCCGCTGCTGGTTTGGTTGTGTGGGGTGAGTACCACAGATCGGGGTGAGTACCGTTGGCCTGGAGTAATAGAGGGTGGCATAACGCCTCTTCCCAAGGAACCTGTAACTCGGCTGCTGCCTCGTACTTATCCATCATTCGCTTGATCTCCCGATCTGCTTGCCTCTCTGTGCCGAACCTTTCGTCTCCTGAGTAGATCTCATACTCAACATCGATGTCCGACGTGATGTCGTATTCATCGTCCATTTCCCAGTAGTCGTATGCAGTCATTAGACCCACCATGGTTCTAGTAGCTGGCCCCTGTGGTCCTGGATTACCGGGGACCGCTCTAGGTAAGCCTCTGTGATGCCGTCCCAGGACACTGCCTGTACGGGACTGAAACCCTTACCGGCATAGATGGTGTCCAGTACTAGGCCGATGTTCCGCATGGCGTACAGGAACGCTCCTGTGACTTCCTTGGGCACCTCTCGGGAAACTCGGATGTAGTCCCGGAAGCAAGCTAGGTCAGAGTCCGTGTCACAAGGAACCAGGACCGGGAAGCCGACTGCTAATCCTCGCTTCTCTAACCAGAAGCGGTGTCCGCTGATCTCAAGGAAGGTACCTGTTAGATCCAGGTACTTGAAGATAGCGGCCATTAGCTCGTAGTCGTCGTGGCTATCGGTTGCTCGCTTAACACTAGCGAGGAATACGGGGTGAGTTCCGTTAGTTCGCATTGTCGGTTACCTCTTCGTTCTCGTCCTCGGTGGTGTTGAAGCGTGCGTACTCATCTCCGAGACGATGTGCTTCTAAGCGGGCACATACGAACATGAGGTCATTCAGCGATACGTTAGCCAGTTCGTCTACGTCGAAGTTATCGAACTGGACTCGGTCCCAGAGTGCTTCACGGCTGTTAGTAGCCGCTGGGTCGTTGATGTAGTCGAGTACCTGTGTGTTGGTCATTGCGGTTCTCCGTCAAGTTAGCTCCGTTGTTTAGTGGCGTATCCCCGCCTAATCCCTGTTACGTGTATAAGTATCTCACGGTATCCGTCTGCCACTTTCGGCAACTCGGTATAGCCATACTCGCTATTCGCTAATAGCAAGCGCGGTTGTGCTGCTGTGCCGACACAGGCCCTCTGACCTGGGGTTTTCATGATCAACAACCCGAGCCGGCGAATTGCTAAATGATCTTGGAAATTCCGGGGCTCCGGGAGGGCCAGGAGGAAAAGGCCGGAGCCCTGTCACAGAGGCTCTGAGAGCCCCTGTGAGCGTCCGTCCGTCCCGAGCTGGCCCACGCGGTCCGGGGTCAGTCCCTGGCCCCTGAGCGGGCCGCGTAGTACTCCGCGCAGTGCGCGGAATGAACCTCGGTGCAGGGAGGGCAACGGCATTCCCAATTGATGTAGGTAGCTACCCGCCCATGGGCTTCCGGCGGAAGCGTGCTTGGGTCACGCTCTGCCCGACGTCGGGCGACTCGCTCACGGTGGATTGCCTTACAGGTATCGCAACGACAACCGTGATGGGCGTAGCAACTTCCCGTTGGCTTCTTAGGGCAGTTGGGGTCACAGTGGAACTGAACCTTCTCCCGTAAGGTTCCTCGTAGCTTGCGGGTGTAGTGCTTACGGCATAAGCCGAGTGCGTAGTGAAGCCGAGAGCACTTGGATACGCGGCACGTTGTGCTCTTGGGTAAGCGTGGCCTTAAGGGTGTGAGTTCTCGTCCGGCTAGCTTCTGCATACGGTGGCCAGAGCAGAGCCCATGGGCCTTATGCAGATTCCCGCAACCGGTGAAGGTACAGGTTCGGTCGGTCATTGCAGTTCTCCTAGTTGGGGTACGCGCCGTGCTCGAAACGAGCGGAACGGGCCTTACGGTAAGCGGCCATAGAGAATGTGCCGTCTTCTGCGTCATCTAAGCTCGGGTACAGAACCGATGGGCCTGTTTCCAGGGCAGTGCAGTGCAGCCATGGCCGCTGGTTCTTGTGGTAAGACCCGAATCCATAGGGGTATTCGACATCCCCACTCTTGGACCAGGAGAGCCAACCGTAATCGCCCTCGATGAAGCCGAGACGGGTTCGGGACCGGATTGGGGTTGGGATAGGGCCGAGTAGCATTAACCTCGGTCCGCTCTCGTGAAGGGGCTTGAGTACTGGAAGTTCGTTGGCCGCGAGATTCAGTACACGAGTGTCTAGGTTGTCTTCACTGCCCTTGACTTCAATCCAGGTACCAGAGTCCGGCAGTAAGAAGTCTGGTAGGTAGTAGGTGCCGTCACTGAGTACGAACCCCTCGGGCTCGTACTGCCAACGGATGTCCATAGCGTCGAAGAATACGGCCCACCGTGCTTCCAGCCTTGAACGGAAGAGGCAACCGGCGTACTCGGTTTCAATTGCTTTGATCACTTTGATTCTCCTTGGTTGGTGGGGGTGCCTGGGTTAGGCACCCCCGGTTATGGCGTTGCTATTCAGACTTCAACTTGAGACCGTGGAAAGCCTGTACGGTCTTTCCGTCTACTCGTCCGGCCTTCTTGGTTAGACCCCACCTCTTGCAGATAGCCTTGTTAAAGGCGGTTGCGTCTAAGGTGGGCTCGTCCTTGCCGAACATGAAGCTCAGGTATCGCGCATGTAGGTCACTAGTCGATACGCGGTCTGTGCTTACGTAGGTGGCCTTGCATGTCCCTTCGATGAACTGGGACAGGCTGTCAGTCGTGTATAGCTGGTAGGTGCTGCGACGGATGGAGTCCGGGGCATCTAAGTTGTCCTCGGAGTCCTCAAAGCCTCCATCGGCAACGAAGCGCATAGCCCCTTCGAGAAGCCAGTTCAGAATGCCTGAACCCTCTACCCGAATCAGGTAGTCCCGGACGTTACCGAGACGCTGCTTTAACTCCTGCTTGTTCTCTGGATTAGCGGCGTGATCCCAAGTGATGTGCACAAGCCTGCGCTTGATACCGGGATCATTGGGTACCTGGGGGATCTTGTTAGCGGTCATGTGAAGCTTTGCGATGTAAGAGAACCCGAAGGAGTCTTCCCGGAGGAATCGACCAGTCTCCTGTTCTCCAGTGGCAATCTTCTTCACGAGAGCTGAGTTAAGGCGGCCCTCGATATCATCCGCGTAGAGCATCCGCTTCTTGTAGAACGCGGATAGACGCTCCATGTTGGGTGGCTGGTCTGAACACAGGATGCTGTGCGCGATGTTCGTAGCGAGCTTGGAACCCATAAGCGCCGAGATGACGTCTGGTACTAAGCTCTTTCCAGAGTCGGGCGGCCCGGTGTGCAGGAAAGCCTTATTGGCAGGCTGACCTAGCAGGGTTGCCCCGTATGCCTTCTGAATGTACTTGCGTACCTTGGGGTCCGGCTGAGCACGCTTTAGGAAAGCCTCGAACTCCGGGCATGTAGCGTCCGGGTCATAGTCGAACGGCATGAACAGCGTCACGTAGTCGTTCGGACGGTACGGACGCAATACAGCCTTTGGCTGCGAGACATCTACCGCACCGTTCTTGAAGCAGATCAGGTTGTAGTTCCAATCGAAAGACCTTAAGGACTTCCGGTTAGGGGTGAACCCGTTAGGTGTGACGATGTCCGGACCGAGGTTATTCAGAGCCTCATTGGTAGAGCGGTTGAATCGACCCTCCCGAGAGAACTTGGTGAAGTTCTCGCGTGCCTCGGTATCGGTGTAAAGGTGTCCCTCGGTCTCTTCAAGGTTCCAGAGGGTATCCGTTACGTGTCCGTGCAGAGCGTCTACCTTCTCCTTATCCGCCCTCCAGAGGTTATCGCGAGAGTAGAACCCCGCCCACTGGCCCGTTTCCTCGATATAGACGATCTCGTCACCGTGCTTTGCAAGAACGCGTTCGGTGAGTCCTAACCCATCCCAGGAGAACGGGCGGGTGAACTTGCCGTTCACGAACGGACGGTTAAGGCCGAGTAGGTCATCTGGAGAGAACGGGTCGTTGTATGCCCTTACGAACGCGCTATTGAGTGCGTGGAAAGTGCGTCCCGCCGGGTGGTTACCGTCCCTTGCTGCCTGCTCCAGTAAGGCCCGAGTATCGTCATGGTCGAGAAGTCCCGCAGCTACCAGAGAGCCGAGCACAATACCGGCGCTAAAGAGCTGGTCGTTCTGAGTACCGTCTTCCGCCTCAACAACCTTGCGTAGCTGCTTCTCGACTAACTGACGCGTCTTACCGATTACCTCAACCGGGATAGTGTCCGGGTCGAACTGTCGGAATGCGCTAGCCGGGCGAGTGTTAGCGGCCTTGTGGGCAACCTTCTTGCGGATGGTTTCAAGAAGCCATTCCGGCGCGGGCTGCGGCTCAATGTCGTTAACGCGTGTATACGCTGGCTTGTGTGGGTCCGGCTGTGAAGGTGGCATGAGGCGGTATCCGCGCTCACCCTTGATGTCGATACCGGGCCAGAGAGCACCCTTACCGGAGTAAGAGTCAATGATCATGTCCTCAGGGCACTGGAATACAAAGTGCATACCCCCGGATGGTGAACGGTCAGTCTGGGTAACTAACTCCCCGTGCTGTTCTACGAGGCTTCGGTATGTCGCGTCCCCGCCGTTCTTAGGGTCGTACTCGAACACGAACACCCCGGATGCCCTACCCGTAGCCTGACCAATACTGGTTGCGTCGGGGTTATTGGTCATCTGCTGTTCAAAGGTGATCGGGTCGTTAGTGGCAGCGTAGAAACCGTGGCAAGTGCCACCGTTCTTTAGGCACTCGCATACGTCCCGGTGAGCCGGACCAGTCTGGTTACGGCACTCATCACAGTTACGGAGAGGGATCTTGTCGTTGCCGAGGATCATAATGCGGCGACCCTTAGCAATCTCCGCGTGCCCGGCTAACTTGAGCTGTAGGTGTAGGTTCTGCATTGCCGTTGTCTCCTATCAACCCGTCTTCGGGTTATTGGTTGGGCGGGGGTTATCGGTTACGGGCGGGTGGGGTAAGCGGTTCGATGTAGTCGTAAGGGTCGTAACCCTGGCCTACTAGCCACTGGTCTACGATCTCCCGCAGTAACGAGCCATCGTCCATACCCTTCTTCTGTGCGGCATCGTGTAGGGCACGTGCCTTGTAGTCCTGGATACGGAAGCTCTTGGGCACCATCATTGGCGAGTCTCCTTGGCGTAAACGGTGTATACGGGTTTCGGCTAAACGTGTAGCCCTCACTACCTACCTGGGGGCGTACCTTTTGAAAGCCCTAGATGTGCTGGTCCGGGAGGTCCCTCAACCGGACTGCTATAAGGATACCGCTGGTGCTCAATCTCGTTTGCAGCTACTCGATAGCTGTTATATGCGCGGTATCGGTATTGCCTTGCGGTATCCATTATGAGGCATGGTCCGCGCGCCGTAGTCGGCATCTCGTACCCGCTCGGTCGCCTGTGCGGGTACAGGGTTGGGTACCTGGTTGCCCCTATGGCTCTGACCTGCGGCTATGTATCTAGTCGTATCGGATACTGAGGTATCAGTACCCAACCGGGGCTAGTACCTGCTACTGTCCACGGACCGCAGTACAACGAACCAGCTAGGGGAGGACCCAAGATGGCAACCAAGGCAACGCCGGTCACTGAGGCGGAGAAGGACCAGGAGAACGTTCAGGCGATCGAGACCCAGATTCCTGGGGTCGGCCCGGTTACCACCTACTTCAAGATTGAGAAGGTGGATGACGTCTCGGGTAAGCCGGAAGCCGGTATCGAGACCGTTCGGCTTCTCGTCCCGGTTGAGGACGAGACCGAGGTTGAGGTAATCGGGGAGGACGGACTTCCCGAGAAGAACGCGGACGGCTCCGAGAAGACCGAGACCGAGAAGTTCATTCGGTACGAGACGCGGGAACTGGACCTGGGTGCCGCTTCTCTCGCCAAGCTTCTCAAGGCAATCAAGCCGTTCGTGGACGCGTCCCGAGAGGTTAAGGCTCCGGTGTCCACGGGCGGTGCGACCGCCGCTAAGTCGAGTGGCCCGAACCCCGAGCTGAGTGCCTGGAACCGTGAGGCCAAGAAGTGGCTTGAGGAGAACCGTCCGGGTTACGGCATCAAGCACAACACCAAGGGTCGTCTCAAGGCGGAGTACGAGGAGGAATTCGCTAAGGCGACCGGTAAGCCCAAGCCGGGAACCCTGGGTTCCTAA